CGGGTTTGCGGAGCAGGAGGTATTGATTAGGCAAGAGAGTTCTAGTGATTTCACCATTCTCAAGTCAGATAATCTAGTAATCGGAGGGTATGCATCCATCGAGATAGTAGATAAGCAAAATGACTTGATTACATTAGAAGCATTAGAAAAAGCAGTTCAAGATTTCATGAGTGAGAAGTCTTATAGAAATGTCATGTCAAATCATTCCAATGTTCAAGTAGGAGAGGTGATAGAGCAATACCGTGATTCCAATGGTTCATTACACAAGACAGGTGTAGATGGTGTCGGATTCTATGTAGTTATCAAAATGAGAGATGACATAGAAAAGGCAAAGGAAATTAACAGAGGAATCAGAAAAGGCACACTACGTTCCTTCAGTATCGGTGGACAGGCGATATCAAAGAGAGAAAGGAAATCGGAGGAATACGGGGAATACAACGAGATTGACAACTTAGAGTTGCATGAAGTTACTATATGTGAAAAAGGAATAAACCCTGAAGCGAAATTCGACATTTTAAAAGCGAAAGGAGGTAAAGAAATGACGGAAAAATTGACGAAAGCACTAGAAGAACTCAATGGTCTGCTAACGCAGGTTCGTGAGGTCACTGGTGACACAGTTACAAAAGAAGATGAATTGGAGACAATGGAAATGAAAGAAGAAGAAACGATGAAAGAAGAAGATGTTGAGAGCATGGACATGGAAGATAAAATGTCTATGAAGGAAGACGATGACTTAGAGAGCATGGATAAGGCTCTCGATGAGGACTCGACAAGAGATTACGAGGCCGGAGAAGAAGTAGTAAGTGGCGGAAAGCCAAAGGCTGCTCCTGCCGAACTATCAGTCTCTAAGGGTCTAGAAGGGTCTGACTTTACCACTCTTGACTTAAGTGCCGAGAATGTGGAGAAGGCTTACGAGGCTTACAAAGCAGAGCAACTAGAAGCAATGGCTTACGATAATCTATCGAAGACATTCGCTGACAGATTCGCTGCTGAACTCGAAGTTAAGAAATCAGCCGCAGAGCGAGCAGAGTACGATGCTTCAACAGAAGTAGCGGCTCTCAAAGAAGAGTTTGCAGAACTACGCAAGTCTCTTACCGCAAAGGATGATGAGATAAGGAAAGCAACAGAAGTCGCTTTCTCTCTACCTGAAGGATTCCCAACCACTGCTGACGCAATGGCTGAGATGTCATGGGGAGACATACACAACCTCGCAAGGAGAGTGAATTAAGATGAGTGGATATATTAACACAGTAAAAGACTTAGAAGCAGCCACATATGGCTACGCTGGCGCACAGGGCAATGCTCTGCTAAAGGCTGCTGGTGTTGTCGGTGGTTTCGGAACGCCCCACGATGCAGCAAGCAACCCGTTTTCTGCTGCTAGTGGGTTAGGAGACCTATACAATGTTCTTTACGGACAGAAAGTATGGTCAATGCTAAACCAAGAGGTTAACCCTCTTGCTATGCTCGCAAAGAGACCATACACATCTAGTGGATGGAGAGTTCTAAAGAGCAGAGCAGAAGGAGGTTCAGGTTCTGCATTCGGAATAGGAACTGGCGCAGAAGGTTCAGACACACCAAGAGCAGACAAAATCGGTGGTGTTGGTGAGAACGCAACTCTAGGAACTGGAAACGACATCCCACCTATTGCACCACAGTATGAGAAACTATACATTAGTCCAAAGACTGTTGCACATCTATTCGAGTTCTCAGAACTTGGAATGGAACTTGCTGCAATTGATGACGGTGTTGGTGACATTCGTGCAATCGTTCGTGAGGACATGGGTAAACTACACGCTGAAACACAGAGCAAGATGCTAGTCATGCCTCTTGAGAGATATGACGATGGAACTGCAACTAACATCGAGAGAAACTACACATCTCTCATGAAGATTGTTTCATCTGCTGCTGAGATTGCTGCAATGTATAACGTAGACCTATTGGCTACTGGTACAACTGACGGAACTGCTGTTGTTCAAGATATCGTAAGGCTATTCGGAACTTCCCGAACTGTCAGCGTATCAAGTAACACTGCAACTGGAACTGCTTCCTTCTTGGATGCAGAGGTTGACTTCGGTGCAGGATATGCTGCTGGCGATGCTAGAGTTCTAACACTAACCATGCTTAACGACATGATTAGAAGAGTCAGGCAGAATGGCGGAAACCCGAAAGTTATCCTAACTGGATACGACACGGTTCAGCACATTGCTGACCTATTGCAGAGCCAAGAGAGGTTCATGGACAGGAAGGAGATTGTTCCATCCCACAATGGAGTTCGTGGTGTTAAGGGAGCAGAGGTTGGATTCAGAGTTGCAACATACTATGACATACCAATCATCCCAACCAAGGACATGCCTCAGACTGGTAACGCAAGTGCTAACAAACTGAGTGACATACTTCTGCTAGACACTGACCACCTATGGTTGTCTGTGATGAAGCCTACTCAGTATTTCGAGGATGGTATCACTAGTGGAAACCCATTCGGTGTTGGCAAACTTGGAAACCAAGGAATGTACCGAACAATGGGTGAAACCGGATGTTCGTTCTTCAAGGGACAAGGAAAGATAACCAACCTAAAGAGTGCGTGAGGTGATTAGAGTTGACACATGTAGTTACTCTAGTTGCTGACCATAAGGGCGTTACTGCCCCCAAGGTGTTAGGTGACGAGTATGTGGTTGATGCGATAGTTAACATCACTGCATACGTTCAGGGTGGAATAACCCTGACTGCTGCATCATTGGGTCTTTCTTCCCTACACTGTGTTCTCGTAACAGGTGTAGAGCAGATTGGTCACAGTGCAAGAGCAGTCCTCAGTGCCGCAGGAGCATACGAGTCAGGAACAAGTGCCAAACTTATCCTGTCAACTGGCTCTGCACAACAGTCAGGTACAGGGGATGAAGGCATGGTAAGAGTCCGTGTCTATGGTAATCTCTGAAACAACAATGATTAAGTGATAACGTAAAGTAGTGGCCTCTGCCCCTAATACGGGGCAGGGGTTACTACCACAACAAAAAGGTGAATAAAATGGCAAAAGTAAAGTTAGCAAGACACAGAGCAACTGGCCCTCTTCTATTGAGAAGGGGCGGTGGCACATACGCATTAACAGCACAAGAACACACTGTTGTTCCATTAGCAGTGGCAGTCGGACTACTAGGAGATTCAGGTCTCGTAGTAGAACTAGATGCATCAGATGCATCAGCAATTCTGACATTAAACGAGTATCTATTGAAGACACTCAAGAATGAGTTTGACTTAGAAGGAGATGCAAAGGCAGTGAAGTCGGCATTGTTCCCTTCAGCAAAGAAGTCATTCATTCCTAATCTAATCAAAGAGTCTCCCGTAGAAGAGACTCCCGTAGAAGAGCCAATAGTAGAGGACGAA